TTTGCGGTCAGGTAAAGTATTTTTTACAGAATCTCAAAAATAATTTACAATCCGCGCATGGATACAGAAAAAGCCATCAAACTTGCTGGTTCGGCAACAGCATTAGCGGTATTGCTGGGTGTTACTAGACAGGCAATTACCCATTGGAAACGCGAAGGACTGCCGCAACAACGCGTGTGGCAACTACAAGTGCTGAAGCCGGAATGGTTTTTATGAGACTGTTTGCGCTGATTGTGGGGTTTGTGATCCTGTTAGGAGCTGACGCGCCCTGGTGGGGTTGGTTAATTTGGTGTATCTGGCTTTACATGGCCAGCGCAGATTAGTAAGATTGCGTAAACCCGGCTAGGTAGAGATTGGCCTCTCTGCCGAAAAGCGAACTCCCCGCCTGCCGTTGGTTTCTCTTTGGGAGTGATGCGGAGATGCAATGCACTATTACCAACATCATATTGGTGATTTTATTCGGGCTACGTCGCGACTAAACGATGCGCAGACGATGGCGTATTTGCGCTTACTTTGGATGTATTACGAATCTGAAAAGCCGCTAAAACCCGACACCAGAATCCTTGCTTTTCAAATTGGCACAGACATAGAAACAGCACAGTTGCTGTTGGATGCGTTTTTTATTTTGTGCGCTGACGGATGGCATCACACGCGCTGCGATCAAGAAATTCAAGAATATCGATCATTTCGATATAAAAAATCTAAGGCTGGCAAAGCATCTGCTGAACAACGGAAGAACAGCCGTTTAACAGATGATGAACAGGTGTTGAACGAGTGTTCAACGGACGTTCAACTAACCAATAACCATAAACCAATAACCAATAACCAAGAACCAATAAAAAGAGTAGAGAAGCAGCGCGGGACGCGCTTGCCTGCCAACTGGGAACCCAGCGACGAGGATATTGCCTATTGCAAAAAAGAAAGACCCGATCTGCAATGGCAGCGCGTGGCCGAGAATTTCCGCGATTACTGGCTTGCCCAGGCTGGCAGCAAAGCGGTCAAGATGGATTGGTCGCGGGTTTGGAAAACGTGGGTGCGAAATGAAAAAGGGGCGCGGACGTATGAAAGCGCCAAAGACGCAGGCCGCCGAAAGGTAGCCGAGGCCATTTTAGGAAAGGTAAGCCATGACGACCGAATTATCGACCTCAATTAACCCGCTGCCTGATCGGTGGATCGACGCGCTGTTTGTCAAGATGATTAATTTCTATGGCAGCAAATTTACCGAAATGTGGCGGGATACCGACATCGATGCGGTCAAGGCTATGTGGGCGCACGAGCTAGGCAAACTTAGCCGCGAGGAAGTTACCAAAGGCGCACAAGCGTTGATGACTTTGGAATGGCCACCGAGCCTGCCGCAGTTCATCAATCTTTGCCGCCCGAAGCTAGACGCTCAAAAAGCCTTTGTAGAGGCATTAAACGGGCTTGTGGCGCGAGATCGCGGCGAGGTAGGGGTATGGAGTCATCCGGCGATTTTTTGGGCTGCTGTGAGCGTAGGCGGGTTTGATATGAAAAACTCAACTTATCCACAAATTCAGGCGCGGTGGACGGTCGCACTTGAGGATGAGTTAGCAAAAGGGGATTGGGCTGAAATACCTAAACCTGTGGTTTCTTTGCCGCCGGTTAAAGTTTCTGCTGAAGTTGCACAAAAATATCTTGCAAAGATGCAAGTTCATAAGTCAGAATCAAGCCACATTGACCATAAGCGATGGGCAAAGAAAATTATGGAACGGCACGAACATGGCGACAAATCTCTTTTGCCGGTTCAGGTGTCGATGGCTAAGGCAGCGTTAAACGCACCGACATAAGGGGAAAAAATGAGAAAGAATCCAATACCACCGCACGCGCTGATGGACGATCTGCGCAACAGATTGCATTGCGTCAACGATTGTGAGTTAGCGCGTGAGATTGGTTGCGCACCTAGCATGATCTCAAAGTTTCGGCACGGCACCTGTGCGGTATCGGCGGCGTTAATTTTGGATATGCACGAAAAGTTTGGTATGTCGGTGGCTGAAATCAAAATGTTGATTCAGAGGGCAGAAGATGAACGTAACCTTTGCTGAGATTATTTTGCTGGTCGCAGGTGGGTTTATGGGCGCTGGTGTTGTTTTTTTTATTGCTGGCTGGTTGGCGGTGCTGTTGCTTGATGACCCGAATGAATGATTACACCTGGTCGGAAGAATGGCGGCGAATCACAGAAGCAAAGTTTTGGGTAGCACAGTACAAATTGCACCGCAAAGAACACGGCGCAAAGGCAACGGCAACGTGGTGGGAAGATATAAAGCGCCAGATTGCCGTGAAACGTGGGCAGAAGGCTGTTGAAACCTTGATAGATGACATGAATGCGCAGAGCAGCAAGAACAGATCAAAACCACGATGAGATTGTCCAAGCACTTCGGAAAGCTGGCGCAACGGTTCAGAGCCTGGCTGCGGTGGGTGCGGGGGTGCCGGATTTATTGGTGGGATTCAGGAAACAGACATTTTTGGTCGAGGTCAAAAATCACAAAGCGCCGCCGAGCGAGAAGAAATTAACGCCAGCGCAAGTGATCTGGCACTACAACTGGAACGGTGGACCGCTGGCGGTCGTAGAATCTGTTGATGATGCGTTGAAATTAATAGGGCTGAAATGATTGTTGAGCTACGTTCAACCACGCAGGCCAAGGTTTTAATGGGAAGTTTGTGGGCGAAGTTAAAGCCAGCGTTAGAAGCAGGAAAAGAATTTACGCTGGAGATCAGACCGCTGACCCGAACGCTTGACCAGAATGCCAAGTTTCACGCAATGATTAGCGACATCGCCAAACAGATGGGCGAAGCGGGGTCGAGCTGGACGCTAGAGGATTGGAAGCGATTATTAATTGACCAGTGGGCTGCGGACACTAATCGCCGGATCGGGTCGGTGGTGCCAAGTCTAGACGGGCATCGAGTAGTGCAATTAGGGCTTCAGAGCGCTAAGTTTTCCGTAGAGGATGCTGGCGAGTTTATTGAATGGCTGGATGCGTGGGCAGCGCAAAAAGGCATTGAATGGAGGTGACGATGTTACGAGATGGGAAATTTATTAAAGAGGAACCTATCAAGATTGGGTCGCATTACATACCATGTTTCCGACCCAACTTTTTCAGCAAAGAAGAACAGTTTATGCAAGCCGTGCTGTTGGGTATAGAGCAGCGCCGCGAATCATTTTTATCGAAAGTCTTAGGTTTGATGCTTCGCGTATGAATACCGACGAAATCCTAAAGTCGGCCATCATGCTGCACAGCGATACCCGCGATGCGGTGCGCTGGGCGATTAAACGAGAACGAACAGAGTGCGCAAAGCTATGCGAAGAAGCTAGCCGCGCAGCTCAGCCAGTAGAGCTAGCCGACATGATCCGGCAGAGGAACCTGAAATGAATAACTACGAAGCGCAGCGACAAACTTTAATTGATTATTTGCAATTGATGGTGACGCGTGCGGATTGGCACGGCGTATCGGATGCTGCCAATGATCTGCGGGTGCTAGAGGCTGAAAATGGCTATTTTGACCGTGAGCAGCGAAAAAATGGAAGCTGAACCGAAGCGCCGGTTTTGCACTAGCTGCCAGGCGCACCGCGAGGAAGCGACAGGCGAACTGAGGGTTTTTAGGAACACAAAACGCTGGATATGCGCCGCTTGCTTAGACCGCAGATCGGAAAGCATTTACAAAAACCACGACAAAAATGACCGTTATCAGTATCCCTAAACGCAAATATGTGCGCAGCCAGAAACTTTTGCGGCTAGTGGCTATGATGGAGTGCCAGCTCTGCGGGTCGTATGATTTTGTTCAGGCGGCGCACACCAATTGGGGCGGCGGCAAGGGCCGGTCGATTAAGTCGGATGACAATTTGATCGCGGCATTATGTGCGTCGTGCCACTTTGACATCGATCAGGGCAGCAAATGGTCGCGCAAGGAACGGCAGCAAGCTTGGTGGCTGGCGCACCGTAAGACAGTTGAGAATTTGGTGGACGCGGGATTATGGCCAGTTGACGTACCCGTGCCTAATGACACAGAATGGCAGCGTCTCTTTTCGCTCCTCTGAGAAGATTCGCTGCTTTGACCGGGGTCGCTAACCCGGTCTTTTTTTAGGGCTGATATGGACGAAGAAGCCGCAGAATTTATCGCTACGCTATTTCACAGCAGCACGGTGGCGCATTTTATGCACTTATCCACTGATTCCTATGCTGCGCACAAGGCACTGGGACGGTATTACGAGCAGATCATCGAGCTGACCGATAACTTTGCCGAGGCATATCAAGGGCGGTACACCAAGATTAAAAAGTACCCAGATGACTTTCACGCAGGCAAAGACCCAATCGCTTATCTTAAACAAATGCAGAAATTTGTTGACGAAGCGCGAGAACATTTACCCCAAGACAGTGAAATTCAGAATATCATTGACGAAATCTCA